TTGATGCTATTAATAGCAGATACAGAAGCCACATAGTTTGAGCCAACTGGTAAGTAATTAAGATCAACAAACTCTTGATCTACAATCTTATTTGTTAATTTGTTTGATGAGCTATCAACAATCCTGATTCTGTATTGATGATTGGGGTAGTCTGTTGGCTCATCCCAAGTGAGGAAAGACCTGCCTGTTGAGCTTGAGCCTGCATCTGTAAAAGTGATACCTGTTGGAGCTTTAACTGCAAAATAAGCCACTGGATTATTGATTGGCTCAATAATTTCTTGCGGTGGGGCTTGCCAAGTATAGATGTCCAGATACTCAATGGCTTGAACTCCAACCAATCCATCTGGCTGCAAAGTCATAGACTCAATTCTAAAAAGTTTGCCTGTAAATCCAACAGGGGTATAAACCACCGTAATAACATCTCCAACCTTTGTTTTATAAAGCTCTGGAGTGCCAGTGAAAGCAATGGTCATCTGACTTCTTGATCTACCAAGAATGGCTTTACCCATGTTATAAGCTACATACTTATTAACAATATGCGGAAACTCAATAACCAGTTCTAATTCTTCTCCACCATCATCGGAAGTAAAGTTAGGACTGGCATCATGCAAAACAGTAGCTGTATCCATTTCATATTTCTTTAAAGCATTAAAGAACTGAACAACCACTTTGTTGGCTTTTTGTGCTTTATCCTCATAAGTAACAGTAATTCCAGAATCACCAATGATATGATCATCCGTTACAGTGAATGTTGAAGATGCCGTATCTTCTAGTGTAATTTCATATTTGCCGTCTATGTAATTAAGAATCCCTCTCATATTAGCCAGAAGCTCTTGAGTGTTTTCTAAGATGTTTTTATTAGCATCAATAACACCATTACAGCTAAATCTTTCAACCTTAACCAGAGCTTGACCAGCTTCGTTGGTGTAAGTATTGGCTAATGCGTTTCTGACAATTACCTGATAAATGGCATTTTCATCAAATGGTTGATATCTGGTTGCATCTACAATTTGATTGTCTACAAATTCAACATTGCCAGCATTGTCTTTTAAATTAAGATTTGCCCCAATCTTTGCGGTTTTCCAAGTGTCCTCATCAACTATTATTACACCAGTGCCAGCATCTCCGCTAAAAGTAGAGGCTGCATAAGAGCCATCATAATCTGGGGTATCTTGTTTTGTTTCTGCTGTGGTTGCGGTGGATTGGAATGTTTGTAAGTTAATGTCTGTTTCAGCTAAACCTTTGCCGTACTGATTGTCTCTCATATAATCCAAAAGGCACAAGGCTGCATTGTCAGACCATTCAAATGTACTAGGCGTGTTATATCTATGTGAGCCAGTGCCACCTGTGATAGAGCCATCTTTTCTTGGGTCGTATAATTTCTTGCCCCTGCAAACAACAGTAAGCTGGGGGATGCTAGAGAACATTCCTTTAGTGTCATACTCATAACTACAAGCAAGATAGGCTATACCTCTAACTCTATGAGATGAAGTCCATTGCCCCCCAGAAGATGCGATGAGCATAGGGTCTGCTGTTTGATCGTCAGCTCCATGATGAGCATTGAAAACCATTCTATATCTTTGTGCTGGGTCAGTTCCTGAGCCACCAGCGTTTTCTGCGGTGACAGTTCCTCTTTGATCAAAAGTGCATAATGAGCCAGCTCCAGAAGCAATCTTGTCTGAGCCAGCATAATAACCCTGTCTAAAAACTATAGGGTCTTTAATTGAAACGCCATTGATTTCAATTGTATCTAATTCAATTTGGTCTATTTCACCAACAGAGAGGGCATAAACAACAAGTAAATCTTTTGATCTGTTGTTTGCTGTGTTCATAAAAACAACAGTGCTTCCAACTCTTCGTCTGCCATAGATGACTGGTATCTTTCCTCCTTGTGAGGTTTTTTGCCCAAGAATATCTTGACCTTTTGCCATGAGAGCTTTGGCTTCCATGAAGCCCTTAACCCCAACAGCCAGAGTAATTGCTGTGGCAACATATTGAGCTTTTAAAAGTAAGTCTGCTTTGTTCCAAGCACTAGCAACAGAAGCAAACATAGTAGCCCAAGACATTAGCTACCCCACCTAATATCTTCTTTTGTTTGGTCTGCGTATTCTAAACCCTTGTCTCCAGAATATATTTGCTGTTGAGATTCATCGGAAAAATGCCTGCCTTTTCTAAGATTCCAATTTGCCCAATGATTAGCCACATATATTGAAATGGTTGAAGATTCTTTGTTTTCTGTGATAGCAGCGTTATTAATTATTCCAGAAAAATAAGTTGTTGCGTCTACTAAGTTTTCATCAACATCAAAAAAAGCCATGTAGATATTTGCTTTTTTGTCTGTGTAATTGCCGTCTTGAATTAAATCTCTAATGGTTGAATTGATATTTGAAACAGTGATAACAAGCTCTTCAGACTTTGCTTCACCAGTTTCATTGCTTGCATCAACGCTAACAAAATTTCCACCAGCTTCATAAGAATTAGAATTGTAAGTTACATCAGAATAGTAATCTGTAAACCTAAGAACTGTAGATAGGTTTAACTCAATAAGAAATGCTATTTTATTAGCATCGTTAGCAATTTGGGTTTGTAATGCTGATGATATAGAGCGTGGCATTAGCTGATAACTTCCCTGACATCAAATGAAATAGAGTAAAAACCAGTGGGGTCTGTAGCATAGAGAATCTCTTCACTTGGAAGATAAACTGTAAAGCTAGGCTGATTCATTGTAACCGCTTCATTGTTAGCAAGGGTTTCAACTAGATTAGGTTCAATAGTAACTGTTGCAGCTCCGCCTCCATTTGAATTTATATCTGATTGCACCATGTAAACTTTGCCATGACTAAACTTAATTAGATCGCCTGCTTTGAGAACTCCTGTAGTGCTCGCTGTAAAACCATCTAATGAAATTGTATTGTCAGTCGTGTTGTGTGCACCAACAACCTTTAC